CACCACCACCGCCGCCCGCAGCGATCCAGTCGTAGTCCGTGCCAGACCATGACAAGACCTCACCAGTCGATGCTGTGCTTTTGTTTAGGTGGGTGTCTACGTCTGCGTTTGTGTAGCCTGCTGGGACCGTAGCCCAAGTCAAGCCACCAGTGTTGCCGGATTGTGCTGAAAGAAAGTAACCGTTGGTTGGAGCATTCGAGACTTTAAGATTAGCTTCGTCTACTACGTTGTCCGTAATGACTGTAGCACCGTCACCAGTTGAGGTTACTTCACCTGTGTGGTTTGGGTGGACGTAGTTGTTTGCACTTGTTGCTATTGTGTCTAGCTTGCCGCCATCTGTGGCAACGTCACGACCATCAAAAGTGGAGCTAGTTGTAATCGCACCCGTCATAGCTCCGCCAGACTTAGGCAGGGCAGCGTCAGCTGTAGTACCTTGAGCCGCTGTAGCATAAGCTGTTGCTGCTGTAGTAGCCGCAGTACCAAGACCTAAGTTAGTTCTGGCTGTGGCTGCGTTGGCTAGGTCTGATAGGTTGTTGGCTGCAAGTAGATCACCTGAACCTGAACCAGCAGCACCCCTCAAGTCTCCTGTAACAAAACCAAGCCCATCGTCTGAAGCAAAAGTAACTACTCCGTTAGATGCGTTGTAGCTTCCACTCGTCCAACCAGTTCCGTCTGTACCATTTGTTCCGTTAGTACCATTTGTTCCGTCACTACCGTCTGTTCCGTTAGTACCAGTTGCTCCTTGGATACCTTGGGAGCCAGTAGATCCTGTAGGTCCAGTAGGCCCAGTAGGCCCAGCGACTGTCGATGCGGCACCTGTAGGCCCTGTAGGACCAGTAGGGCCCGTGCTACCCTGTGAGCCAGTGTCGCCCCGTGGGACAGTAAGTACACCTGTGCCGCTGTTGTACGAGACAGTAGAACCAGCGGCACCAGTGGCTGTGGTTAGTCCTGTGATGGCGTTCTTGCTGGCTAGAGCGGCTGCGGCAGAGGCAGAAGCCTCGGATGCTTTTGTGGTGGCTGTGGCAGCAGATGCCGCAGCACCGTCCACGCTGCTTTGGATTGCGTTAGTTTGATTACTGGTAATTGCGGATCCATTGTAAAAACTAGTCTTGTTGGCCATCTAGGTGCCCTCTCAATCTGTATACGTCTGGGTGGGGCGCATGACCTGGGTGCTTCCGCTAGTCTCTGCCGTGTCTGCCTGCTCTTGGATCTCTGCAAGGAAACCGGAGGCCTTAGCCTCGAACAGCTGACCACGTTCATCCAGGAAGTAGTCCCCGGCATAGCCTAGGGCCATGTAAGTGATAGCGTCGGATGCCAGGATCGTAAGTTCGTTAGTGTCTGTGTCTGCCACCAGGGCATCCAGTTCACCATAGTAATCCAGGATTAAAGTCCCAGAGGCTGGCCTAGGGTGCATCAGGAAGGTGCCCTGTTGCCTGGTGAAATACTGAGGGATGCCCACTTCGCCACTAGCCTGTGCTGCCACCATCGTGTGGAGCGGGATTCGGACTAAGCCCTGGCCACCATAGTAGATAGCAATGGCCTCGAGGAAGTCGCTTGGTAGTACAATGGATGTAACACCGGCGGCTGATGAGAAGGCATAGGACTGCTGTTTCTCCATGGCTGGGATCCGCAGGGTACGATAGATGCGACCTATCGACTGATCGATGAACGTATCGGCCAAGGTATCGGTGCAGTCACTTCGGTTTAGGAGGGCAAGGAAGTGTGCCCGGAGTTGGCCTTTGTTCATATCTTAGATCCGTTTCTCTGTGGTGATGAAGGCGTCCAGGGACTGCTCACGGAGGCGCTTGATGATGGCTTTGCCACTTTCCTCGTAGATGTTGAAACCCTCACGGGTCCACTGTTCGATCACCGCTGTTGGGATGGATGCCACTCGCATCATGTCACCTATTGGGGCCTTGGCACTATCGTGCTTGGCGTCCTTTAGGTCGTCCAGGAATGCCTGGGAGATGTTCTGGGTATGCTTTGCTATTAGGTTGCCTGACTGTTCAATAAAGTCAGTTGTTACGCCCACCAACTGCGTGGCGGTGCTCTTAGTATCTGTGGTCATGTTGGATGTCTCTTTGGGGGAGGGGGGTATGGTGGGGCCGCCCAGGCACCCAGGTAAGGAGAGCAAAACCCCAGGGTGGACGGACGGCCCCTACACTAGCCTATGAAAGGCCGGTGATCTTCACTGAGTCGCCCCAGTTAGTGTGCTTGCAGCTATATTCGCCGACCACATAATGACGATCTGAGTCACCATTCTTGGCCAATAGTGTGCGCGTGAAAGGACGCAAGACACACTGCTTGAACATAGTTGGGTCGATCAACAGAGCTACTGTTGTCAGCATGTGGCGGTTCAAAACCACCTTGTATTCGCCAAATGGGCTTACGTATAAATCCACCACGTTCACCAAGGTTTTACCCTGGGCGATCTCGCGGTTACGACCGGAGGCTGCTGAGAAGCCAGCGACGATAGTACTGTCGGCAGGCTTCACCATGAATACGCTCGGTGAGCTACCATTGGTGAACGCTGTTTGACCAGCTGTCAGCAACTTTGCCTCGGTAAGGGCATCCGCGCTGCCAGATCCGGCGTCAACATCTGTAGAGATCTGATTGATCAAAGATGTCATCTTACGGGCAGTGGTTGCGTTGCCTACCACAGTGGCCTGGGCCACACCGACGTAGGCGTGCTCTAGGTCACGTTTGATGCTCTTGAGTGTACGTCCCAGCTGGTACGCAGTCTCTTTTGCACGTCCGTGAGTACGAACCGAATCCGAGGTTGCCGAAATTGAGAAGGCCTCAGAAAGGATCTGGGTTGTGTTGGTACGCTCTGTAACGTCTGTCAGTGTGACATCAGTTGCTGCGGCTCCCTCCACCTTTGCATTCACCGCTGCTGAACGTAAACTGTCCTCCAGAAATGAGAATGTACGAGCGGAAACCTTCTCGGATTTCATCATAGTTGTCATGGGTGTATCAGTAGGGGTGATATCCATGATTATGTCGGAAACGTCCTCAGCCTGGCCGACGGAGTTATAGGTTGTAAATATTGCCATGTTTTTCAGTGCCTTATAGAGTTGATGGGATTATTCTTCCCAGCGGCTCATCAGGGCATCAGCTATATCATCTAGGTCTCCGGTCGGGCTCGTATTCTGTCTAATTCGTTTTGCCGTTAGCTCACGCTTGCGGGTTGATGAATCAGTTTGAGACGGTGGAGCCTTCTTTGAGCGGAGTACTTTGCCTTTGGATGTCTTGACCTTCATCGCTTTCGCTTTCTTTGTTGAGGCGGTTGCTTTGGTTTGGTCATAGAGACGGGCTTTGTTTAGAAGCATGATGACATTTGGATCGACGTATTGATCGACCGCCTCTTTAGGGAGACCTACGGAGACAGCATACTCACGGATATTGTTGTACATTTCATTACCCCAACCTGGCACGTTCTCTTGGAGTGTTTTTATGCACTCTTGGGCTGCCTGCTGTTGTTGGGCTTGGAACTGCTTCTGAGTTTCCTGGTAAAAGCTGTTAGACTCTTCCTGGAGGAACTTCAGATCCGTTTCTGCTTCTTTAGCCTCACGGCGTAGTGCCGCAAAGTCTTCGACCGACATCGACCGGCTGGCGACTAACATGTCTAACTCAGCGTATGGTTTGTTTCGGGCCTCGGCTCTCTCTAAGAGCTTTCTATAGCTGAAGTCCGTCCGAGCTAAGGCATCATCTGCCTCTTTGCGCTTGGAAGCTACTTCTTGAGACTTTCTCGTTAAAGATGCTTCTTGGCCATAGAGTCGCTTGAGATCTTTCAGGGATGCCTGCTTGGTGTCACCGTCAACAGTGATTTCAATGAGACTGTCGTCCGACAACTCAACCTCATCGAGGTCTCCATCGTCTTCTGTGGTCTCATCTTCGTCAGCGTCTTGAGTGTCCTCATCAGGGTCCTCATCGGATCCTTCGTCTTCCTGGTCGTCGTCGTCATCTTCGTCAATATCATCCGTGGCCTCTTCTGTCTCGTCGGGGGCCTCGTCTGTCGCCTCTAGTTCCTCATCTTCAGATAGGTCTTCACCGTCTGACCAGCGGTCTAGGATGGCATCTGCTGCATCTTCGATATCCTCGTATGCAGCTGAAGGGGTAGCGTTCTGGACGTTACTCATGGTCCTGCTCCTCTTGGCGTGTGTCGCCTTTTGCAAGTATCTCATCACGGATGGACACCTGTTGTTTCAGTGTATCAACCACGTCGACTAGGGCTCGATAGTGGCTGTATGCTTGCTCTCGTTCCTTAGCCTGGGTGGGCTGAGTGTTGACGAAAGTCTGGAAGGAACGCTCGACTAGGCTGTTGATGACCTGGTTGAACGCGGGTTGTGACAAGACGGCCTCTGCCGCCTCGCCAGTTTCGATCATTTGCTCTTCTTGGTTCATGGTGCTCTCTTGGTTGGGTGGGTCTAGCCCGTTGGTGACGCAATGCCTCGAACATCTTCAGCGTTCCTGAGGATCTCGAGTTCAGCCCTGTCAGTGGCTGTCTTGTGCTCGAGTTGGGCCTCTTTGAGGTCAATCGAGTCAGATTGTATTGCGAAGCCGCGCTCAGCCTTGGTCGCTTCAAGTTCAAGTTTGAGTTGTGCGATTTGTGCGTCCGTTTGCTGTTTAAGCTCCGCAATCTGGGTTTGTCTCTCCTGGAGTTCCAGCTGTTTCTGCTGCATCTGCATGGCCATCTCTTGTGCCTGGTCAGGCTGAGGTGGTGGCAGTTGATCCGGGGGTGTCAGGTAGTCAGCGACATTCTTGATGCCGTTGTTCTCCATGACATGAGACATTAACTTGTATTGGTTCTGTGGTTGATACATCGTTGCCAGGGTAGGATCCTGAGACATCAATGTGTGGAGGGCCAGGTACTTCTGAGCCTCTTCTATCTGTTCACCATAGCCCAGGTGCATCTCGACAGTGACATCGCGCTTGGCACCCCATTGTGACGGGGAGACAGCTACATAATCACCGGCCAACTCTACGATCTTCTCCTCAGGTTCATTCTCGATGACGAGGCGGTAGATCATCTGGTAAAGGGGCTTCAAGAAACCGGTGGCGAAGTTACGGGCAATGATCTTCTGTCGCTGCTGTGACATCGTGGCCAGCTGTTCGACCATGGCTGCCGAGTTCTGCTTACTAATGGCATCTTTGTTTAGGCCCTGGGAGAGACGTGAGACGCCTGTGGTGTCCTCTTTGTCTTCATCCAACAGTTGTAGCGTCTGAAACACAAAGGGGTTCAGGGACGCTTGTGGCATGGGTGAGATAGCGTCTGGGCGTGTCACATTCAGGATGCCGCCAACGCGGTTGTCTATGAGTTCCTTGGGGTTGGTTAGGCCACCCTTGACCACCATGTAGCGGGGGTTGTTGGTGATCATAGTGTGGTCCAGGATTGACCGTGTCAGGACTGTCCTGGCGTTCTGGATTGGGATGACCTTAGATCCGAAGTTGTTACCAAAGAAGGCATGTGGGATCGGCAGTGGAACAAAGGCCACGAATGGCCGGTGGTTTGTCTTCTCCATCTCCAGGAGGACATTGCCGGCCTTAACTAGGCGATAGAGTTCTGCGACCCCTGTGCCCTCAGGATCGATCATCATGTAGCTTTCGTACACCGTGATCTGGCGGACCTGGTCCTGGTATCCTTTGACGTTGAAGCCACGGTCGTTGCCGATCTCTTCATGACGTGCCAGGACCTCTGGGTCTGTCTCCATGTCCACATCGGAATGGTCACCGATCTTCTCGATCTTCTTCTCGTCGTAGCCCATCTCCCGGAGCTCTGAGAGCGTCTTAGTGGTGCGGTGGGCACAGAATAGCACTGAGTCCAAATCACGGGCCTGGGGCTCGATGATGAACTCCTCAGGTGCAATACTTTCGATGCACACTTTGTTGGCATCAGTCGTGATGCGGAGCTCACCGCTGAACAGACCAAAGTTCTCTACTAGCTCCTCAATCTCGACGTTGTCCTGGACTAGGATCTGGTCTAGTTCTTCTTCTGTGATGTCTGTGACTTCTTCAATGTGGCTCTCTTCACCGTAGTAGTAGAAGACCTTGGCAATACCGGCCCTGGCAACCAGGCCATCGTGGATGACGGACTGCATGACCTCAAAGAGGTTGTTCTGGCGGTTGGCTACATAGTCACAGTACTCGGTGGCGACATCTGCAACCTTCTGGTCGTCGGCGTTCTGAGGTGCAAAGCGGACAGTCTTGTAGCCGGTACTGAAGGTCTCCAGGAGGGCTGCCTTCATGCTCTCCACTGTGTCATAGACATCCATGGAGACATACTTGGAGTTACCGTCGTGCGCTGGGCGTGGGAGAGTGGCGTTGTAGTAGTCAGTCACACGTTTGCGCTCACGGCTGATCTGGCTGTCATAGTAGCCAATACTGCGGCGTATATTGTCATCTAGGATTGAGACAATCTTGTCCTCGTCTAGCTTCTTGTACTGCTTCTTATTCATATGATCAGACCATTTCGATATAGTAGTCATCTGTTGACTGTATGGGTTCCCACGCGCCTTCATGGATGTGGTTGGCGAGAGCGAGGCTCATGACGCAATCGTCAAAACAACCTGCCTCGGCCTCCATGCCTCCAGACGGGGTGACGATGTAGGTGAGCATCTCGCGGATCGTTGTTTTGTCATTAAGTTCTATTTCACCCTCGCGGGCGCAGGCCCGGAGCTCATCGATGATCAGGGGCTTGGTTTTGGATGTTGTTGTGAAACCCAACTTGAGGGTCTCTTTCTCCGTTAACTTGTCCACCTGGATCTCGGTGTAGAAGTGGGGGTATGCCATGTCTTTCCCGAGCCTAGTACAGGTCAGGATCCCGTGGCTGTTGTTCTCCACAATGATGAAAGCCATGTTGAAGAACTCACCGAGCTTATAGAGCACAGTGGCAAAGTAATCTGGGTGGACCCTGGACCGGTAGGTTGCGACCTGGCGTTTCTTACTGTCGAGGACCTGGGCAACACTGTAGTCACCACCCCGGACGCCCATGGCGACATCAGCGCCTATTGTGTACTGCTCACCGGGGTCGATAGTCTTGTAGAGCGTAAGCTCACCTCTGACATTCTCGAGCCATTCGTCACCCTCTAGTGCCAGGCGCTTCTTAGGCTCCTCAGCAGTGCCTAGGCTCTCCTGTAGGCCCTCTGGGTTAAACACAGGGCGTCCACTTGTCAGGAAGGCTTCCTCGGGCTCCGCAGGATATTCTTGTCGTGTCAAATCGATGCCGTTCTGTGCGATCTTGCGGCGTCGGAACATTAGCTGCTCATCGTCCAGGTCGTACTTCTCACATAGGTCTTCTTCCTCGGGTGTGCGCTCGAAGTTCTCTGGTACGGGCTCACGATATTCTGGGTCAAGGAACCAGGGGATAAACACCGGCACATAGCCATTGGTGCCATCAACAGCACCTTTCCAGAGGTCATAGAATATACCACTGACACCATTGGCTGTACTCTCGACAAAGATGGCTGTGCCCTTCTTGTTTGGGACAGCCTGGGTCATACCATTCCAGTTCTCAGCTGCCGTCGACTTCTGCCAGAACGCAAGCTCAGAGGCATGAACGTGGGTTAAGGTCTCACCGCGACCAATGCTCTCACCACCAGCTGTGGCAACGACGTAGGAGCTATCCAGGACATCGAAGGTAAGCTCTCGGCGACTTGAGTACTTGGTGTGGGGCTTCAGGAGCTCCGGGCAGTTGTCATGATACCGTTTGGTCATGTCAAAGAGTGCCCTGGTGCTGTCTGAGTGGTGGGTGACCACCATAGCCTTGCAGGCCCGGCGTTGGGACACACTGAAGTACAGATAGCCACCAACGTGGGTAGAGAGACCCTGCTGTCGAGCCTTTAGGATGATGATGCGGACCTTACCATCAGTGGCCATTTGTTTGTCCACGGCATCCTGAAGGATGACCTGGGCTGGCTTGAGTTTGAGGGGCTGGATGTCGCCATCCTTGGTACGGATCTTTAGTGCAGACTTGCTGTAGAACTCAAAGTCGTCGTACAGGCGTTTGCGGATCTGTTTAAGTCTCTTGTCCATCGATTTGCTCTTCTTCAGTGTCTGCTACTAAGAGCGACTCCAAGAATTGCTCGGCCTTACCGATAGTGACTTCGGATTTAGCAGCTGGTTTAGTCTTAGTGAAATCCAGGACCATACGGGCGGCTGTGAGCCGGTCCCTGTTTTGGCCAGGTTCGCGCATGATCTCTACGGCGGCTTTGAGTGCCTCGATTGCATACACGTCGTCAATTTCGTTTTCTTTTGCCATGATCTTAACGATCCTTTCAGCGTCTAGTTTGGCCTGCTTCCTGATGGGGGCGATTTGTTTGGCTGTGTAGCCATCAGGGGTCCCCTGGGGGCGGCCACCTTTATTCTTTCTTGTTGCCAACATTAGACGAAACTTTGCTCGTCCCTCGGGTGTTTTGTGCTGGAGAGCCAGAGGGTTTATGCTTGGGTCCCTGGCTTGGTTTGGGTTTTTGGGGGGCCTTGGTGCTTTCGCTCGGGGGTGTAGTGGTGCTCCCATCCTTTGTACTCACAATGCTGGTTAGGATTGACAGGGTAAGACGTGAATTGGGGCAGAACATCTGATCGGGCAGGGCTCGGCCAATCTCCTTTATGATCTCCTCGCGCTGGGCGGGGGTCAGGAGCGTTGACGTGGTCACGGCCTCGATTGCCTGGAGTATTGGGACCAGGTCTATTGCGGTCTTATGAATCATTTTGCTCTCCAAAAGAAAAGAGGCCCCCGGAGGGACCTCTGTTTGTTCTTATGCGGTTAGGGCGCCCATACCTGGGGGCGGGGGTGACAAGGCACCAGGAGGTATCTGCATCTGTTGTTCCTCCTCCTCTTCCTCGGCCATACCCTGGGCCAACATGGCCATGACTGTCGCAATTACGACGGCCATTGGGTGGCTGTAGAACTTCACCTTGTTGTTACCGGCGTTGTTGAACTGTTCGCGGATCAGGGCAGCTGTCTTGGGCATCACAGCCTTAGCCAGCTTGGGGTTGATCAGGTAGATCAAGACGGGATCAACGGCCAACTCTCGGATACCCTGCATGTAGTCGGTGTAGTAATCCATGTTGGCCTGGCGTCTGCCCATACCGGCGGTGGCATCTGCTTCGGACATAAGCCCAGCATCAACCTCCTTCTGGTAATAGTCCTTCCAGTCGTCGAGACTGTCCATTAACTGGCGAACACCGCGCAACGCACTGCGCTGGGCAGGGTCATTGGTTGTGTAGGCATCCACGTTCAACTGGAGGTTATCGATCTCCGACATGATGTCAGGGTCACCCTTACCTTCTAGTAGGGGTCTCAAAGCACTTCCAGCAAAGGATCCTGGAGGAGCACTGTTTATCTCACCAGTCACTGGGTTGGTGAACTCGGTGTCATTGACCTGGGATCCGTTGAGATCCAGGGGTCCCAGGGTCATACCGTGGGCGATCTCATGGATCACATTGGATAGTGCCTCGATGCCACTTACCCTGCCGCCATTGTCTAAGAGAGCGCCTGGGTTGAGACCAAAGATGGTACCCTCTGCGCCTTTACCGCCTTCATATGGACCCTTTAAGTAAAAGGAGGCCTCTGCATCTCGGTCGGCGTTCTTGTCTATAGCGTACCTAGACGCAAACGCCTCTTCTTGGCTGTCAAATAGGCGGACAGTGATGCCAAGAGTTTGAGCCAGGTATAGAGCCTGGTCTAGCGTCTGGATGCCATCTTCATACTTGGTTCCACGTTTGCCCACCTGGAAAGGCACCTTTGCCTCGGGGACAAACCGCTTGACCGCTGTGAGTGCTACCCTTGCGAGAGTACGCCCCTTGGTGGTGGGGCCAGTGACGGCATCGGACCTGGGTGCTCGTCCACCAGCTGGCCCAGGGGGGCTGAGGAGGGCGGGTTGGATGCTGTTGTCTGAGGTGGGTCCCGCATTGGAAGCACTTGGCCCTCCTCCTCCATATCCAGCTGCTCCAGTAGATCGTAGTCGATTTCCGACAGCAGCTTTTGCTGCATTTGCGTAATCTGGCGCTTCGTCATCTTTGTAGCCACGACTTTCTCCATCTTTCTGTTTAGCTGTATCGTATAGTCTTTTCTCAGGGTACCAGAGTAAAGCCTGCAAGTCACTCATATTTAGTGGCTCATTGGATATCTTGCGTATCTCAGGCGCGGTTTGAAGACGCTCAAGGGCTTGGGCAAACACAGACCGAATGAAAACACGTTCTTTAGGACCGGCTGGCATTTCAACCTGACCATCTATATATCCATATAGACCGTTTCCTTTTTTACGGAGCTCCTCACCACCGGGAATAGCATTTATTTGCTCACGCCAGGCGGGATCCATAGACTCCTTAGCAATCACCAGACTTAGTGTATGCACCATGTCCTTAGACATCTTCTTCCTAGGAAAGACACCAGATTTCTTAAACAGTGGCTTGAGGGCTTTAAGATCGGCAGTTTCTAAGAGAGACTGTATTTCCTTTGTCTTTGTTGCGATCATAGGCTTGTTAATCTTAACCAGACCGCCACGCCAGCGTCCTACGGTTCGCATGAGCCAACGGTCCATAGTAAGTTCGTCGAAGTTGCCATACAGGTTTGAGTAGAAACCACCGCCAATCTTAGGACCAAGGATAGCTGAACCACGGATCTCGGTATTGGCACTCTCTCCTGAGATCTTTACGCCATACTCCTTCTGGAGTTCCTTGAGGGGGAATTTACCATTCATGAACTCATCGAGAAGAGCATGGGCACCCCCGTCTGTGTTGGACATCCGCTGGAACTTCTCCAACATGGTGTGGTACTTCTGTAAACCCTGGTTGATGGCTTTTGCGGCTTTTCCGATACCCGCATCTGTGGGGAAACGACCTGTTGTTTTGATGGTCTCATAGACATCCAGGGCCAACTCAAAGTTCTTGTCGACCTTGAGGCCGTTGGATGTAACAGCAGTCGCCCAGATGAACTGCATCTTGGCTTTAGGGTCTGTGAGGACCTCTGGGTGTAGTTCAGCTACACTATTTAAGGCCTCCGTTACTGTCCGACCATACCAACCAATGGCATTCTCATTGTCTTTGAGTGCCTCTAGGGCATCCACAACAGCAAAGTCAGCCAGGCGGTCTATATTGGCGTCATCCAGAGTGTTTAGGTCGATGCCCTCGCGCTCCTGGGCTGCCAAAGACTGAGCCTGTAGGTCTAGTTTAAAGTCACGGCCTTTGGCGTACATCTTGGTCTGTGCAGCCTGGAAAGCGTTACTGAGGCTGGTTTCTAGAGAGACATCTGTCTTCTCACCGAATTGACGTGGCGGGGGGGGCATCTCAGGAACACTACGGCTGGCGTCAGACATTGCAGCTTCAGCTCGCATAGGGGTATAACGAGTGGGATCAGGTTCTGGTGAAAATGTCCCGTCTTTACGTATATATTGGAAGCTACCTTGTCCTGCTGGTTTTTTACCTTCAATCATACGGCTATCTAAGTCTATCTCACTTAGAGAATAGTACTCACCAGCCTTCAGCCCTTTAGTATCTATCTTTGCGGGTACTTCTCCATCAATGAAACCTAAGTCATCTTTTACATAAACAACAACAGGTACTTCATCCATCCCAAGTTCTGTAGCAGCTTTTAATCTATGATTACCCTCACCTAATACCATATCACCTGTCTTTTTACTGACCATGATCTCAATAGGTTCTTTAATACCTTCCTTGGAGATACTTTCTTTTAGAGTGGGTTTACCTGTCTTAGCAAAATCATCATACATCCAATCTTCTGCATTATAGTCTACTACAGTATCTATCTTGCCTACATCATATCTAGGCTTGTTACCTTTAGGTATTGTATTATTTATTGTGGATGTATTTACCATCTCTGCCTTATTGTAAGCTGGCGTAAATGGCCCGGCAGGGATACCACGGCTGTCATCAGATATAGGTTGATCTGGGGAAGACGGTGTTGGGGCCTGGGATGTATCCGTGTTAGGCTGCTGTAGCTTCTGGGCCTGCTCTAGGACACTAGGTGCCGGTGCGGTCTCAGTATTGACGGCAGGTTCACCCTGGATGGCAGCTTGAGTAGCCTGGGACTGGGCCAACATAGACGGTTTACGGGCTTGCTGGCGACGTGCGCGATCAACGTAGGGCTTATAGAACTTATTGACGTTCTCCTGGGAGACACCCTCTTCTAGGAGGGCCTGCTGTACTTCCTCCATGACCTCGATGGGCATGTTCTCGGTCTGGACGGACTCGAGGGCTATGTAGAGCGCCTCGGCTTCAGTATCGAGCATCTCGACTGTAGGTCCACCCTCGGGCCGGTTTGAAGCCTGACGTGCTGCCAGGTCCAGGGTATCCAGGACCTGCTCTTGTAGGTTCAGGGCGAAGTCCTGGTTGGCCTGCTTGCCAGCCTGGTAGTTCTCAGGTGTGGTTGTCTGGTTGCCGTTCACTGTGGGCTGCGCGGGGGCCTGTGTCATTACGCTGGGCGCTGTAGGGGCCTGGGGCTGAGTAGGGGCTGCATCCATAGTAGGGACATTGCCCCTCTGGATGGCCTTGGCTTGTGCTAGGGGCTGATCTGGGAGGCTGGTGCGCTGGACACTACTCCCGCCATCGAGGAGATCTGCGTTGAGGTGGTTGTTTACCAGGTTGACCAGCTGGGTCAGAGCCCGGATTGGCTTCTGTTCGCCATTGAGGCCAGCCTGTGCGTCATCCAGCACTTTGTTGATGTCAACATCTTCAGGTTTCTTGCTGTCGGCTGGGTGCTTTAGGCGTAGCTCAGAGATGACCGTCTGGATCTCCTGGGGGTCAATACCGGTGCCTACTGCAATGGTTCCCAGTGGGCTACCATCGGTGGCATTCCCAGTGATACCTGCGAGGGTGGCGGTGATGTTGGCAGTTTCTGCTTCTGTTGCTGCCTTCTGTTCCGCCTGGGCTGCCTTCTGGGCGGCGTCGTCAATCTTGGCTTGCTCTGCCTGCTGTCTCTCTAGGGCAGCCGCTGCAATCAGGGATGGACCTTGGGGGGCTTCTTGCCCGGTGAGTTTCTCGAGCTTCTTGACAAAGCGGTTTACCTTGGACCGGCGACCTGTGACTGCGTCTATGGCGCGACCACCAGCAATAATACCAGCTGTGGCGGGGATACCAAATTGAGTAGCGCCTGCAACGCCACCTAGGACGTTTAGACCCCGGTAGACGTTGAAACCACCGCCACCATCGTTTTGTAGTGGGTTAAGGAAATCAGTGAACTGGCTCACGCCGCCTTTGGTGCCATCTGCAAATAGGTCTGTGAGGACATTACCCTGGGCAAACAGGTTCAACAGCTGACCGGCTTCTTTGGTAGGACCCAGAAGACGTGCCATTGCCTGGCCGTTCTCGTCAGTAACTTTAGATTTGACCTTGTTCTTACCCTGGCGGACGGCTGTGGTCGCCGCTGCGTAGTCCTCCAATAGTTGATCTAGGGTCTCCGCGTTCTTGGGGCTTAGGCGCTCTCTGACACCAGGGGCACCCACGATAGCTTTGATCTGACCAGAGATCTGCTCATGTGCTGCCTCTAGGGTCTGCTTTGCGGCACCCTGGGTAGTCACGTCCTTGAGGTTGAGACCTTCTTTATCTGAGATTGAGCGTAAGAGCCTAGCCAGGTCGGAGGCTGCGGCTTGGTATTCCTGGTTCTCTGCGTTGTACCTCTTCTGCCAAAGAGAGTTACCGGCGACCAGGGCTTGGGGGGCTGCGGATGCTCCACCGGCAAGGGCTTCTGTTATGTTTTCTTTAAAACTCTGTTCATCACCAACAGCTGCTGTTGCAAGGCTCTCACCGGCTCCCTCAGACGCAGCCTGGGCTACGGTTTGCCGGGTTAGACTTTTCTTAATGATCTGCGTTGCAACTAGGCCTTGGCCTGCAAAGTCGGCAGCGGCAATGACAAGTCCACGGGTAAGACCACGCTCATTAGCCTTGTCCATCAATTCTGGGTTTTTAAAAAGCGTAGCTGCCTGGGAAGGATCAGACAGATCTACACCATTCTCCTTGAGGAAATTGTTGACCTCATTTGAGTACTCACGACCAAGGCCACCGAGTGACATAACGGTTGCACCAGCTAATGGGTTACCGGTGGCAGCTGTCGTTGCTATACCAGCGGCCATCTGAGGAGCACTTTCGGCCACAGTCTCACCCAGAAATGTCATGAAACCAACGGGGTCATTTGTTACAGTTGAGAGCCAACCTTTGAAGCTGTCAGGTGCCTCCGATAAAGCCTCCGCATACTTCTCGGCTCCGGGGGACATAGGAAGTGCAGCTGCTTTATCTTGCCAGTAAGAAGCGGATCCCACGTTGGACTGTATACGTTCAGCTGCGGCCTGACTGTCTACGTTATTTGCGTTTTCAATGCGTTTATCGACGACCTGGCCATAATTGACCTGGGCCTGGGGCGAGACGCCATATTGTGACATCAAAGCGGATGTTGCCTGGTTGTCTTCTAGGTTAACACCACGGCTTGCCATGGCCCCTTGTGGGACGCCTGCCCTCATCAGTTCGTCATATTTAATACCCGCAGGTCCGCTTGGGGATTGTAACTTGTCGCGATCAGAGAGGGCACGGACATCAGCAGTAGCCAGGGCCGTTGGTAGTGCAGAGGTAGTCTGAAATGCACCTCGACGTACCGCACGGTCGAAACCTGTACCATCCGGGTTGTCCTCAGCTGGGGCCGGTGCGGCTACGGTAGTGGGCCTATAGTTTGCTTTGGCGAAAGCCATTGCACCTTCACGGTCAGGACCAGACACAGTTCTGATTTGCCCGTCAGGCATCTTTATCTTAAATTCTGGCATGTGAGATCCTAGTGTGAGTTAGTCTACGAAGGAGAAGTCGCCGCCACCGGAAGCGGCACCCTGTTCAAAGGCTAGGATCTTACTATTGATCCTTAGTTTCTCTCTCAGGTGGAACAGCCAGGTTGCCTCTGTGGTATCAGCAGTGGCGGGGATTGGTCTCAAGAAGAGTTCCATCTCTTTGTCACTGATGGCACCTTTGGTCTTGGATGTGATGGCTAATGACTCATTGACCCTGAAGTTCTCGAGCCTATTGCGATAGTAGGCGCGTTTTGCACCAGCATCGTCACCCAGGAAGTAATCACGCATACCTGTCCGGTCTAAAAACGCCTGTACTCTACCATCGAGGGGGCCAGTGAGGCCACCACCCTCGAGTGCCGATATCAACTCAGTAAGTTCATTCAGGCCTTCTTGGGCCATAATCATATCGGCACCGTTTGTGGGCTTCTTAGCAGCACTAGACTTAGCCTGGGCATCCATGCGTCTCTGGATCTCTGCCCTACGGGCCTCCTCGAGAGCCTGGGCCTCTGCCTCGGCTCCACGGTTGTAGTCCATGATGTTGCCATACTCTTGACCGGCGGCTGCCATACCTGCGTTCAGGCCGTTGCCCTGTTGGGCGCCCATGGCTGAACCCATGCGGATCATACCTTCGCCCATCATATTGATCTTCTGGGGCTCAATGGTGGGCATCCGGGAGGATCCCCTGGCGTTGCCGGTTTGAAGAGGCTGACGTAGGGCTGGGGGACGGTTGTTTGGCTGGTTGGGGTCCATGAGGACGGGTTGGCCCACACCGTAGGGTATACTGGCTAAAGGGTTTGGGTCCATCTGAAGTGCTGGACCATAAGAGAGTTGAGCGCGGGGATCTGAGGGATGATATGACATGTCTTATGCTACTCCCATGGCACGCCCTTGGGGACGGGATGATGTTTTCGGTGCTGTGTTTGTGGCTGTCCTATTGTTCCACCAATCCTGGACCTGACCACCATACTGGTTTGCAAAGCCAAAGCCCTGCATGGCACCCTGGATGCCTCCCTGGACGGCATTGTAGTTGTTAGGTTGGACAGTTGGGCTATTAGGGGCCTGATTCAGCATACCTGACTGGTAGTCACGACGTTGGTTCATCTCGAAGTCACGTTGGCGCTCAAAGGCTGCCTGCTGATCATTGAGGGACGCCTGGTTGTAACCCTGGAGGGAGTTACCTGCGTTCATACCGAAGTTGGCACCTTCGCCCAGGGTGTTCATGCCGGTGTTGTATGCACTAGCGATACCCTGGTTTGCGTTACCTGCGTTGACCAGGGCATTGGCTCGGTCACCGAAAGCCTGGTTCTGTTGGTTTAGGGACTGGGTCCGTAGACTGTCCATGACCTGGGAGCTAACGTCTGCGCGGCGATCGTCATAGCCACGGTTGGCTACGGCCTCGGCTACACCGGCGCGACTGGAGTTCATGTTGTTGGAACCACTAGCAGCAAGGTCAATGCCGGTCAGTGTATTCTCCTGGAGGTTACGCCGGTCATCACGCATGGCTGCGTTGACCATGGGATCCATGTTGTCCAGGGCGTACTGGTTGGCTACACCCATGCGGTCGGCAGACGAAACACCGTCAGCCATACCTGTGAAGCGACCATAGATGTCCTGGGAGTTAGCGCCGAAACCTGAGTTGGCATTCATCATGCCCATACCGGAGTTCTGCATGCCCATACCATAGTTGCCCATCTGGTTGGCAGTGCCAGTCTGGAACTGGTTGGGGCCTGCATAGGTTTGGCCCCCGTAGGCTCCTGTAGACAGGACGCCGTCTAGGGCAGAGGAACCGCCTGCGAGGTTTCGGTCGACATAGGGTTTGTACTGCTTGAAGCCTGCCTGTGAGGCCGCTGTTGCTGCGTTCTGTGCTTGGGATGATTTGTTGGCACCCATAAGGCCCAAGGCACCGCCGATTATTGCGCCCCACATATGATATTCCTTCTATCTATTATTCTTATTTGTTTCATCATACTGCCACCCAAGCTGTACCGTTGTAGACCATGAGGCCCACTGACCCATTACCCAGGGGGTTCCAGGGAGACACAGCATAACGAACCATGCCCCTCCTTGGATTGTCTGGGGCTCTGTCGGCCACCTGGATACTAGCATCGGCCAGGGACCGTAGGGAGGCCTCTAGCTCCCTGAGTTCTTCCTGGACATAGTTAGGTAGGAAGTCGGGGCTTAGGTTGGGGGCCTGGCGTCTAACGTATGTAGACACCAGGACATTGATCTTATCTGATAGGGACATGAGTTACCTCCGACCAGTCACTATGACCTCAACGTCCATGCCACTCAGGGCAAAGTCCTTGTCGGTGGGTGTGGTCATTTTGTATGACAGGTATCTACCAGCAATGCGTGTATCGAGCTTGTAGTCCTGGAGGGCATCAAAGGTGGTTGTACTACCATAGCTGGGGGTAGCGTTAGGGGTATCACCGGCACCAAAGGTAAACTCAAAGGTACCATTAGAGTTGGGTGTACTGATCTGGGGGTAGATCTTAGAAATGACCTTGTAGCCACTCAGGGGTACACCGGAATCATCCAGGTCAATACCAATGCGCTCCAGGAGCATCCCTGTATATACATCTGTATCTACGGGTTGAGCTAGGGAACCTGTGTTGACCAGGTCTATACCGTAGACCCTACTGTAGGTGACACCACCG